CGGCGCGCCGCTTCCCGTCAATCAGCCCTTCTCGGGTTCAGATTTCGGCGGACAGGGCGCTGCATCTAATAATGGCGCCTTTATTATCGGCGGAACTAACTTGTTGGCTGATCAGATTAACGATGGCTCCTCAACATCTAGAGCAAAAGTCGCCTCCGGGCCGATTGTCTCTGGCTCTGTTACCTCTTCATATGGCGCCGATTCGCCGTTGCCCCTAAATTGTATGTCGGGCACATTTGTCTTCCCGACCGCCTCTTTGAGAGTGTCGGCTTCTGACGGTGGCATGAAAGATCCAACAAATGCATACTTTGGATTTTCCTCTGCGCGCACTACTACCTCCACAAGAGGCTCTAATGGCCTCCAGGATTACGGTAAGCTTTGGTATCCGTTAGCCGCCACCACCGACTTAACATCTGGTGGCTACGTAGCTAACGGCGTGGGAGCATGGTCTTTCATCTTCTCGATGGATGATATCACTCCATACTACGGCTATCAATCCGGTTCACGTAAGCTTGGAGACTCCAAGACGTCCTCTTCTTACGTAGACTTGTTGAACGCCGGTTACGATAGGTTCACTGCGAACTTCTGGGGAGGTGTTGACGGATTCGACATTACAGTTCCAGATCCAGTCGCCAATTCCCTCATGACTGATGGCACGTCTACAGAAGACAACAGCTACGTGTATCATACTTATAGGCGCGCGATCGACACGGTTACAGATCCTGAGTTCACTGATATGAACCTTTTGGCTGTTCCGGGCCTTACGCTGCCTGCCTTGACGGGGCACGCTATCGACGTTTGCGAAGAAAGAGCTGACTCTATGGCCCTTATTGACCTTCCGGATGTTTACATCCCGTCCCACGAGTCTTACAAGTCTGACGTCACAGAAAGACGCGGTACGACGCCCCTGGGCGCCGCACGTGCGCTTAGCGACAGAAGAATTGACTCTTCCTACGGTGCAACATTCTATCCGTGGGTCCAAACCCGTGACGATGAGACCGGACAATTACTTTGGATCCCGCCTTCTGTGGCAATGCTGGGAGTACTCGCTAGCTCAGAGGCTAAGACCGATGTGTGGTTCGCACCCGCTGGGTTCAACCGCGGTGGACTTACCGACGGCGCAGCCGGAATTCCGGTTACCAATGTAACTGAAAGGTTGACCTCGAAAGAGCGCGACACACTGTACAACTACAATATTAACCCAATTGCTTCTTTCCCAAGCTCTGGCATTGTATTATTCGGACAAAAGACCCTTCAAGAGCGCCAATCTGCACTCGATCGTATTAACGTTCGTAGATTGGTCATCTTCATGAAGAAGCAAATTTCCATTCTGTCAACACAGGTGCTTTTCGAGCAAAATGTGCAAGCAACTTGGAACCGATTCAAGGGATTAATTGAACCATTCTTAGCGAATGTTCAAACGAGATTCGGTATTACCGATTACAAGTTAATCCTTGATGAGACCACGACAACACCAGATTTAATTGATCAAAACGTCCTTTATGCAAAAATTATGATTAAGCCCGCACGCGCAATCGAATTCATTGCAATTGACTTTATTATCGCTAGAACTGGCGCGTCATTTGATGATTAAAATAAGGGGAAATAATTTTCCCCCTCACTATATATTTTAGAACAGGAGAACCCACAAAATGCCATTTTGGTCAACAAACTTTAGACAAGATCCTACCCTTAAGGATCCAAAAAGAAATTTTAGATTTACAGTAGAATTTGATGGAATCGACTCAGAACAAGGAGGTGCCCTAGCATGGTACGCCAAGACTGTTACAAAGCCCAGCTTCACCGTTGAGAATGTTGAGCATGCGTATTTGAACCATAAGTTTTATTATCCCGGCGCTGTAACATGGAACACTGTTACGATTGAGATGGTTGACCCACTTGGTCCGGACGTCACAGCTACATTCGCTGACATTCTTCAGCAATCTGGCTATGCCCCTCCTGCTAACTCCACCGCATTAGGCTCTATTTCAAAGGCAAAAGCCGCTGGAGCTTTGGGCCAAATTACCATCACACAAATTGACTCTGACGGTAAGCCCCTTGAAACATGGACTCTTTGGAACGGCTTCCTTAAGGACTTCCAACTCGGCACTTTGGGATACGGCGACGACGAACTGTCTGTGGCCACTCTTGAAATCATGTACGATTGGGCGAGAGTTACGACAGAGAATCCATCTGAAGCCACCAACGGTACAAGAGGAAAATCCTTTTTTAACCAGGCCGGCGGTGAATAAAATACGACAACTAAAGAAACGAGAGGTGAACATTGTCTAGAAACCAAGATCGTCTTGGTGGAGTTCAACAGCCCGATACGACGCCCCCACCACAAACTATGAGCGATGGTGGGTTTTCATTCGTCGTCCCGACTGAATTCGTTGAACTACCATCCGAAGGCAGATACTATCCAGAGGGACACCCGTTACACGGTGAGACTTCTATTGAAATTAAGCAAATGACTGCTAAAGAAGAAGATATGCTTACATCGCGCACTCTTCTTAAGAAAGGTGTAGCATTAGACCGTGTACTGGCTAGTGTTATCACCGATAAATCAATCGATGCCGACTCATTGTTGGTTGGTGATCGCAATGCGATCATCATCGCCACAAGAGTATCAGGCTACGGCAATGATTACTCTACAAAAGTAGGATGCCCAGGATGTGGTGAAACACAAGAATATTCATTCGACTTAAATAATGCTAAAATATTTGCAGGCGGTGAAAGCACCTTGGGTGTTGTTGACAACGAGGACGGCACTTTTAATATTGTACTTCCGAAAACCGGAGTTACAGCAACTTTCAGACTATTAACTGGATACGACGAAAAGTCGCTTGTATCCGGCTCCGAATCGGACAAAAAGCAAAAGGTTGAGCGTAACGTCACCAGACAACTCTCAAGCATGCTCATCGCCGCCAACGGAGATACGTCAGCACAAGCTATTAACTATCTTGTGGAAAATTTACCATCAATAGATTCGCGTCATCTTAGATTAGCCTATCGTAAAACAGCTCCCAATGTTGATTTAACACAGCACTTCGAATGCTCTGAATGTGATCATGAACAGAGCATGGAGGTTCCGCTCTCCGCGGACTTTTTTTGGCCTGACCAATGAGTACATGGAGAATGTATATGAGCAGTTCTTCTTCCTGAAATATTCCGGAGGCTGGTCATTCTCTGAGGCCTATAATCTACCAGTTGGATTAAGAAATTGGTTCACACAGCGATTAATATCCCAATTAGAGATGGAAAAGAAAGCGATCGAAGACGCCTCGAAAGGCCGCGGAAGTAGCAGTTCCACAACGCACGCGCTAACGCCCGATAACGCACCATCTATGCCAAATAAATTCACAGGGGGTTAAACCCTTTGTTTTTCTGTATAAAACTATTTAATTTAGACGAGGTATAATTAATGGCATGGGACCCAGCTGACATACAAAAACTAATAAAGGATTTAGATAAACAGGGCGGCGCCGTAGGCAAGCTTAAGACACAGCTTGAACAGCTGTCAGAAGCTAATCTAAACGCAGCGCGATCCCAGACCGGAACTGCTGCGGCCCACGACAAAGCTAGAGACGCCATCGATGCGCAAATTGCTTCTAATCAGAGATTGACGGATGCTCTGGGAAGACAGCACGACGCGTTAGAAAATGAAGTAAGGCTTCTTTCTGATCTTGCCGAGATCGCTGAAAAAGAAAATGAGGTCCGCGAAGCTAAAATTGATCAACTGGAACATGAAATCAAGTTGAATCCTAGTTTGGCCGGCGCCCGTCAACAACAAATAGATGACCTCTAAGAAGAGGTACGATTAAATAACAGGCGCATACCCCAACTAAAGAAAACTTCAGCGTCCATGAAAGACATGGGCAAGAGCATTAGCAAAATGCTCTCAGGTTCTGCGCCCAATATAGACAGCATGCTCAATCCGGAAAACATACAGGGTTTGGTGAGCAAATTTAAAGATTTGAAAAAGCACCCCGGAGGACTAAAAGTCGCCATAGGGGGAATGATGAAGCAGGCCGGAGCCGCTGCCCTCGCGAAACTTGCCGTAGACATAGTTAAACTAGCCGTCGAACTGGGCAACACTGAAAACGCATTTATGAGAGCCACAAACGCTTCTCGGGATTTTGCGCGTAACATAACTCTGACCTACGAAGCAGGTCGTAAATTTGCAGCCGGCGCGAAGGATATGACAGCGGCGGGGGTGTCCCTATACTCCACATTCACAGATTTTACGCTTATAGCTCCCAAGGCAGCAAGAGAAATTGTAACTGCTACTGCCGCACTCAACAAAATGGGGCTCAGCAACCAAGCATCTGCGCAAACATTGCAACTTATGACGAAAAGCTTTGGGATGACAGGGACACAGGGTACCAAAACTTTAGTAAATCTAGAAAAATTTGCTGAAAATCTTAGGGTGCCTCTGGCCAAGCTTGGGGCTGATTATGTAGCCGCCGGCGACACATTAAGTAAGCTGGGTGACAACGGCGATGAGGCGTTTAGAAGATTAGCTAAAATCACAAAGGTCACCGGCCTTGAGATGAACAAGCTCTTAAATATTGTTAATCAATTTGATACTTTTGAGGGCGCCGCCCGGCAAGCCGGTAAACTGAACGCAGCGCTTGGTGGCAATTTTGTGAATGCCATGGATTTGATGATGGAAACAGATCCTGCAGCAAGATTTGAACAGATTAGAGACTCTATTTTAGATTCTGGCCTGTCCTTTAAGGAAATGTCATACTACC